ACCTGGTTGTCGTCGTCTTTGTGTTCCGGCCGGTTGTGCGCCATCAGCCAGATTGCGTCGATACGTGGGTTCGCGCTTGTATTCGCCGTTGTTTCCGGTGTGGCGCCGCCCTCGAAGTACGCTTCCATTTTCCCGTCCGCATTACCGCGTGAGGTGACGGCGACTCCTGCGTCGACCTGGTATCTCAGGTCGGGGCGTCCTTTGACTCCCAAACCGTTTTTGATGCCACAGTTGAGGTAGTTGGAGCCGATGATCATGCGGTGGTCGAGTGGGGTGCATCCGTTGTTGTTCTGATCGGCGCTGACGCCCAATGCGGTGCTCATATGGCGGTCCTTCCGGTTAGATATACGTGTCGTGGCTGGTGACGTTGACCCATCCGTCACCGAGGGTGCGTACGCGCAGCGCCAGTGAGGATTGTGGCTGGACGGTCGGGAAGCCACGGTTAACGAGTGTGTCGCTCACATCACGGCCTTGGATGCTGGCGGTGCGTGTACGGCTGTCGAGGATGAGCGGGGTGCCGATGCTGACCGGGTGCGAGCAGGTGAGTTGCAGTCCAGTGCCGGGGAAAACGAGGTCGACGCCGTCGGGCAGGTCACCGCATACTTCGAATACCGGGTAGGCGCGGCTTGTGCCGTCATTGCGGATCATGCCCGTTGACGAGTCTGCCTCATCGTCGAAGACACGGTATGTCAGTGGGTAGCGCAATCCCTTGGTGCCTTCGAGTGTGTCTGTGGTCAGGATTGAGACGCTGTTGTTCGGCTCACCCTCCCATCGTGTCGACAGGCCTGTCGGGTTATAGGACAGACCGCCCCGTCCCAAATCAAGATGATCACAGATCAGTTGCGCCGACTGTTCCTGTGTGGAGAGTCGTTCCGGGCGCTCGAACACGATGGTGATCGTGCTGTCCTCAACGAGCGCGTGACGCCATGTGCTGGATTGTTCCCATGTCAGGTAGCCACCTTCGCAGTATGTGTCACGGTCGGAGTCCACGACGCGGAGGCGTACGAGCCGGTGGGCGAAACGGCGCACCATGTCGGTCAGCGTTTGCACGCCGGCTCGGTCGTCGGCCAGCGCACGCACACTTATCGACACGGTGCGGGAAGCATACAGGATGGCTCCGGATGGAATGTCGAAGCCACCGTCACCTTGGGTGCGTGCGGCGGCTTCGACTTTCGCGGCTGGAGTGGAGTCCCATCCTACGATACCGTCCTTGGTGAATACGAATCCGGATGGCTCTCCGGAGCCGTGTATGGTGACGGTATCGACACCGTCAGCGCTGATTTGCGCGTAGTACGGTTGCAAACCATGCTCCTTTCCGGTTATCTGCCGAGAGTGGATCGTGCAGTGCGTACCCAGATGGCCGCGTCGCTCCATGGATCGGACCGCTCCGGAATGTTCACGTTCAGGTTCACCGTGTCCACGCTCCCCTGTTCGCTGGCACCGAAAAACTTCACAACCTGTTCGCGGGTGAGCACGAGCTCGGGTTGGCGGGTGCGGTTCTCCACGAACGTACGCCCCGGATTGAGCACACCACCCTTGTCGTAGAGGGTCGGCACGATGCCGCCCAGCGCGTAGCCGCCGGGCCGGTTCATGCCAGCCAGACTGCCGTAGCGGTGGATCGCGTAGTTGCAGCCCGCGTAGATGTTCGCCAACGGATCCGTGATGGGACGGGATGCGAACGGGCCCGCGTAGGCGGCGAACGTCGGCGGGATCGTCTGCATCAGACCTTGGGACGGCACACCGTTCTTGGCGTTGATGTCCCAGTTGTTGATGGCGTTGGGGTTGCCACCGGACTCCTGGTTCATGCGCCGCAGCACGGTGTCGGCCCAACTGGCGGGCTGGCCGAGCATCTTGAGCACGGTCAATACCTGTGGGCGCCACTGTTCGACACCACCGCCGACGGCACCGTGGTACTGTTCGCCCGCACCGGCCGCAGCAGTATTGCCGTTGCCTGAGCCCAGCCAGCTGCCGATGGCGTCCTTGGCTTTCTGCACGAGGCCTTGGGCGACCTTGAGTGGCAGCTGCGCGACGATGGTGCCCCAATTGCCTCCACCTACGGACGCGATCATGGATTTCACCGGGTCGAGGATCTTCGAGGTGACCCAGCCGGCTGGGTCGGCGATGAACGAGGCCACGGCGTCGGCGATGTCGCTCGCCTTGCCCTTGACCCAATCCCATCCTTGGCCGACCTTGTCCTTCACCCCGTTCCACAAGCCACTGATGCCGCCTTCCGCGTAGCGGGGCATGCTCATGTCGTCGAGCACGGCCTGCGCGCCACGGGTGCGCGCCAACCGGTTCCACCGGTGCACGGTGTCGGCGCCCACGGCGCGGGTCCATTCGGGCACCATGATCGCCTCGCCCGGACTGGTCCATGACAGGATCGTGTCTTGTCGCGGCGCATATCCGGGGTTGACGCCACCGGTGGCGAACTTGGGGGCGTTGGGCAGTTTGAGGTTGTCGAGGCCGACGGCGCCGGCGATGCCGTTCCATGTCTTCTGGATGCCGTTGGTGTACACGACCTCGACGATCCAGCGCACCGGGGCGGCGCACGCGTCCTTGAGCGCGTTGAACGCCTTGCTGGCGGCTTCCTTCATGCTCGCTGCGGCGTCGCCGATGGCCTGCAGTCCGCGTTTGAACGGGTCGATGATGTGCTGGCTGATCCAATCCCACACGGTCTTGAACTTCGCTTTGACACCATCCCAGATGATGCCCAACCCGTCACCGACCTGCTTGAACCGGTCCTGAACAGCCTGCCATGCGGTTTTGAATGGTTCGACCACGTTCTGGCTGATCCAGTTCCACCCGTCACGCAGTTTGCCGACGACCGCGTCCCACGCGCCACGGATCGTCTCTCCGATGAGCTTGAACGCGTCGCACAGCACCTGCCAGCCGAGTTGGAACGGTTGGACCACGTTCTGATTGATCCAATTCCACCCGTTCTGGAACGCCTGTACGACACCATCCCACCAGTCGCCGATGTTCTCACAGACGATGCCGAACGCGTCCTTGAGGAGGTTCCACCCGACTTGGAATGGTTGGATGACGTTCTGGTCGATCCAGTTCCACCCGTCCTGGAACGCCTGCGTGATGCCGTCCCATACTGGTTTGATGACGTTCTCGTACAACCATTGCCATGTGTTCCATAGGGTTTCGAACGCGACCCGCAACGGGGTGAGCACGATCGTGGAGATGACGAGGAACCCGATCTGCGCGGCGGTGACGATGCCGTCCCACACCTTGCCGAGCGCATCGCCCACGGTCTGGAACACGTCACCCAACCATTGCCATGCCTTGGCCAATGGTTGGATCACGTACTGGTCGAGCCAGTCCCATCCGGTCTGGAATGCATCGCACAACCAGTCCCATTTGTCGCCGATCCAGTCGCAGGCGGCGCCGAACGCGTCGGAACACCATTGCCAGCCCTTCTGGAATGGTTGGATGACGTGCTGGTCGATCCAGTTCCATGTGTTGCCGAAGAATTCGCTGGTCTTCTGCCACAGGTCCTGCATGAACTGACAGATGTTCGCCCACCATTGCTTGCCGGTCTCCGTCTGCGTGAAGAAATACCACAATGCAGACACGGCAGCGGCGACAATCGTGACGATCAGGCCGATGGGGTGCGACATGAACACGCCCTTGCTCACCTGAACCGCGGCGTCCACCATGGCGATGGCTGCCGGCAGTTTCCTGAGCCAGTCAATCGCGGTGGAGACGATGCCGGCGATCTTCCATCCGGCGACCGCGCCACCGATGCCGATGAGGGCGCTGGTGACGAAATCACTGTGGTCGCGGCACCAGTTGACCATGTCGTCGAGTTTTTCCATGACCGGTTTGACCAGTTCGGCGATGCTCTTGAACACGTCGCCCACAGTGGATCCGAACGATTTGAATTCGCCGCCGGTCTTGTTCAACCCGAATATGTTCTGGATGCATTCCCAGAATAGGTCGTTGACACTGGCGATGACATCGATGGCCGTGCCGAACACGTCGATCCACGCGTCGAACACCCCGGTGTCAGTGAATCCCTGCACGAATTCGATGACCTTGTCGATGCCTTTCTTGAGCGTCTCGGTGGCCCATGACACGTTGTCGATGATGGTGCCGATGACCTGCGCCGCAGTCCACCCGAATCCCTCGATGGTCTTGGTGGGCAAGAGCTTGTCCCATTTGACCGAGTCGAACGCGTGCACGAGCTTGTCCCACGCTTTTCTCAGCACGTCGATGGCGCCGATGTCCTTGAGCTTCCTGTACAGGCTTTCGAACGCCTTGGTGGCGCGTTTGACCATGTCCGCGGCGGCGGTCCCGATCTTCGTGAAGTTCGAGGTGAACTTGTTGATCGCGTTGCTGATCTTGTCGACGCCGAACGCTTCGATGACCTTCTGGATGGCTTTCGCGACGCGGTTCTTCGCGTTCTCCACGGCGGTGCCGATGCCTTGTGTGGCGTCTCTGGCTTGGTCAGCGAAGCTCGCGTATTTGCCGAAGCCTTCACGGTTGAGTTTGACGACTGCCTTGTTGAAGTCCTGGAACGAGATTTTCCCGTCCTTCATTTCCTCGTACAGGTCGTTCGCGTTCTTGCCCGCGCCGAGCATGGATTCGGCGAGCTGGTTGAGCTGGCCGGGCATCGCGGCCTGCATGCTTCGCCATGCGGCCATGTCGACCTTGCCGGCGGCGAGCTGCTGGCAGTACTGGGTGAGCGCGTTCTCCTGCTCGGTCGTGCTCGCGCCACCGGCGAGCATGGCGTTGTTCAGTGCGAGGCTGATGTCGGTCGCCTCATCCAGCGACGAGGTGAGGGGAGCCAGCTGTTGCACCATGCCGGTCATGGCCGAACTGGCGGTGGGCAGGCCGTCGAGGCTGTTGCTGATCTTCTGCACGCTTTTGGCCGCGTCATCGGCGGAGAAGCCGATGTTGGACATGACCTTGGGGAAGTTGTTCATCATGTCGGTGCGTTCGACTGCGGCGCCGACACTGGACGACACCGCGCCCCACGCCTTTTGGAACACGGTCTGCGCGGCGCCGGCGAGCAGGCCGATCTTGCCGGCTGCCTTGCCCGACACGTCACCGAGCTTCGTCGTGGACTGCGAAAGCTGGTCGGACGACGTCTTCGCCGCGTTCGCGCTGGACGCCCACTGCCTGAGCCGTCCCATCAGCGAGTGCGATTTCTTGTCGACCTTGTTCTGTTCGTCGGCGAGTTTCGACTGGGTGGACTTGAGCTTGTCGGACGCGTCCGCGAGCTTCTTCTCGCTTCCCGTGAGCGCTTCGCTGTCGGCCTTGTTGGCGTGTTTCGCCGCTCTGAGGATGTCCTCGGCCTTGGCGGTCGCTTCGGTCTTCTGGCGCAGGCGGCTGCGCGCGTCGTTGAGTTTCGCTTCGGCCGCGGCCGCCTGCGAGCTGCTCGCACCGTATTTGGCGATGGTCTCCTGCAGGCGTTTCTCTGCCGCTTCGACGCGCAACGCCGCGCTCTTCTGCTCGTCCCTTGCTTTGCCGATCGCGCTGGTGGCGTCCTTGACCGCCTGCGCGGAGCGTTTCTCGGCGGCGCGCAGCTGGTCGGTCTGCGCGGTGAGCGCTTCGACGTGCGCCTTGGCGGTGTCGGCTTCGGCTTTGAGTTTCTTCAGTTGCGGTGTGAGCGTGTCGCTGCCGGCGGCGGCGTTCATGCTTGAGGAGAACGCCTTGCCTGCGTTGGTGCCGGCGCTGGTGGCGGCTTGGGTCGCTTCGCTGGTGAGTTTGGCCGCGAATCCGGTCAGGCTCGGCAAAACCGGCACCCATGCGACTGTTCCCTGTGCCATGGCAAGGCTCCCCTCTGTTCGATTGTTGTCGGTTATCGGCCGGCGAGTGCGGCCATGAGCTCATCACGTTCCCGCAGGCGCATCTTGAGCTCGTGGCGGTCTGGCCGGCGCATGGTTTTCGCGCGTTCCGATGGGGTCGGGATGCGCGAGCGGATGTCATTGTCCGAATAGCGTTGTTTGACGAAGGGGCTGACGTTGACGATGGTGAGCTGCAGGTCGCGCAGCATGTCGCCCATGTCATGCAATAGCCATTCCCCCTCGCTCCACCCATCGCCGAACGCGCGCGCGAGCGCGTTGTCTGGCGGCATGTGCACGATCAGCGCGTGCAGTGCGCGTAGGCTGAGTTTGCCTTGCCAGTATTCGGCGATGGGGTCGCGGGGGCTGTAGACGGCGCACAGGGCCGCTTCAAGTGCTTCGGGGTGACCTCCGGCGTCGAGCAGGCCGATTATGTCGTAGGGTTTCCCTCGTCGTCGGTTCCCTGCATGGTGTCGGTGAGGCTGGCGAGCAGCAGGATCAGGTCGGACACCTGTCCGCCGTCCTGGTCGAACTGGTCGAACTGGTCGCCGAGCAGGGCCCGTGCCATTTCGAAGTCGTCCGAATCGGCTTGCGCGGCGCGCATGGCGCGTTTTTCCGCGTTGGTCTGGAACAGTGGGTGGTGGATGCGGTAGACGTTCGCGCCGGTGTGGTCGTCGATTGTGAACTCGATCCATTCGGGTGTCTCGGGGTGGGACTCCTTGTATTTCTGCCGGATGGCGTGCAGGCTCTGTTTTTTCATTCACGTGCTCCTTTAGTTGGTTTTGGCCGGGGCTGCGCTCCTGCCGGCCGCTTTCTTGGCTTTGGACTGGGCTTCGGTGAAGGTCTTGCCGGATTCGGGGTCCTTGTAGAAGCCGAAGGTGGTGTCCTCGACCTCGACGTCGGAGCGGTTGAGGGTCTGGTCGCCCTGATCGGTGACCTTGACCCGGTAGCCTGCCTGCACGCGCCATGTAGCGTCGTCTCCGACGCCGTCCTGTGCGATGGCGATCAGACGGTAGTAGGGCATGTCGGTGATATCGCCGTCGGTATACTCCCAATCGGCGTCCTTGTCGGCCGGCCATTCGGAGACAGGTTTGCCGTGGGCGATGCCTTTAACCCATGCGTTGGATTCACCGAAGTTGACGTGCTCGGTGCGGGCGCGTCCGGTCATGTCAGTGCGTACCGGTTCGAGGTCCTGCACCATGTTCGTGTCGGACGATTCGATGGAGCGTGACATCTGCTGGCCGTCGG